AACCTGATGGTTGTAATAGATAAGGTTTAAGATTGGGTTCAATCTCATCAGGCATTTCTATTATTGCACCAGCTCCAGCAGAAGCATTGACCGATGGTGTCTTAACTAATGAGGGATGATTTGTTAATCTAATCAGTTGCTCTATTTCAGAGAACTCATTATAGATTGCCTTTTGCAAATCAGCAATATCAGTTAAGTCAGATTGACCAATTCCTCTTTTGTGCGATTTGGAATTGTATAAGATAACTGCTGGTATCTTGCCAATCTGATTATCGGCAGTATCTAGTAAAATGGGTTCTGTTCTATCATTTTTTAAATAGTGTGTGTCTACTCTATCTAAATACCAACATCTTAAATAGATGCCTCCATCTCTATCCACTTCTTCTCGCACTTTTAAATAATCTAAAGCATAACGACCATTCACTTCTCTTTTATAATTCCAATCTAAAACATTTTCAGGAGTTACAATAGAAAGATAAGGTCTAATGTCTTGTTGTAATTCGTCAGCTTTTGTATTTGTAACGACTTTAGGTTTGTCTAAAATTAAAAGACTATGCCCATAAATAGAAGCATAATTTTGAGCTTGTTTAATAACAGTATCAAAATTGTTTCCATCTAGGTCAGTATCTTTTAAGAAAGAATCTAAACTCGCTTCATCTTGCATTTCTCCAAATTCTCTTGTTGGCTTAACTCTAAAAAGAAAAGATGAATAAATTTGGATGATATTTCTACAATGATTATCACAAGGAGTATTTAAAAGTCTTTGATTAAACTCGTTGTCAAGTTCTAAATTATAACGATTAAGATATTGACCGACTTGATAATCAAATCCACCATTATAGCTTCTAATAAAATATTCCCAATGATTTACGTTCTCTTTGTAATCTTTATGAGTAGCGAGTGCTTGATCTCTGTTTAATGCCATATTGCCTTTGCTTTATATTCCATCTTTCAGGTTGATTGAATGGTGCTTGAATAGTTAAGGGTTTTACATAATCAATTAAATAACCCAAAGCATCGTTCATGTGGTCGTAACCATCTTCCTTATCAGGAATATTTGTATTCTCCTTGTATATCTGTCTTTCTAAACCTTTTACAAGAGTTTTGCAAGATTGTGAAATAAAAATATACCTTTTTCCTAAAGAATCTTTAAGTCTTGAATTAACTGCATTGACTCTATCACGAACTGAAGTGTGTTTAAATTTTGCTTTAACTTTGAATCCAGCATTTTGTAAAATACTTAAATCTGTTCTCCCACCAGCAGATGTTTTTCTTTGTCTTGAAGCTGGGTCAGGATATATGAAGATAGGTATTTTAGTTCCATATCTATCATGTATTTCTTGGCACATTTCATCAGTATTACTTGAATAAATGACTATCTCATCAACAAAATAAATCTTATCTTTTTCTATTTGTGCTATACAAGCTGACATTGGGTCAACATTGAAGTCCATTCCAATATGTAAAGGTTTCTTCCAATCTATTTGTTTATTCATAACACTTTCAACAGGATGGAAGTTATAATAAACAGCACCAGCATAGTTCTCAAATGTTCCCTCAAACTCTTGTCTAAATGTTCTAACATCTAAGTCTAATCTAGCTTGTTCAAGTTCTTGCTTATCTACCATTCCACCCTCTAATGTGGTAAATTGAAAACTATCCCATTCTTCATCTTGCTTTCCTTTAAGATACATTTCATAAGACCAATTTCCATAACCTCTCGGTGTTCCTGTAAATAAAACATCTCCTAAAGTGTCTGCAATAGAAGCCCTTAATACTTCAAACCATGTTCGTTTATCAATATCGGCAAACTCATCTAATATTAAAAAGTTAATACCTGTACCTCTTAAAGCATCAGGTTGATCTGCTGATTTTAAGCTTATAGTGCTATTAGATTTCTTAATTCTTATGGTTAAGTTCGTTTCATTAATATCGTCTATCCAATTAAACTCGTTTAGAATTGTTTTAAGATTTGACCAGCATATTTCTTTTGCCATTTTAAAGGTCGGTGCAACATACCATATATTCTGCAAAGGTTTCGTTGCATACTTCATCATCTCTGTAATACAAAGATAGGTCTTACCAAATCTTCTACCTGATATTAAAACTCTAAACCTTTTTTTTGACTTACTGACTTGATGTTGGGATTTTGTTAGAGTTATCTTCATGTGCTTTACAATAGATTCTTACAACATATTTATTAATATCAAAAGCATCACGATCATTACTTATTAATAATGCTGTCTTTTCCATACCCTTTTCCACACATTGAGACCAAGAATCTACAACTTCTCTATCTGTGAGTGGTGGATAACAATAACCCATTGCCATAGAACATATCTGAAAAATTAATACAAATTTCATTTCTCATGGTTTCTATTCTTATAATATTTTCTATGAACCTGTCTATGCCAAGACCATAGAGAGAGTTTAGATGACACCTTGCTTATTAATTTTAAAAACCAATCAATCATAGTTATTGTCCTCGTCATAAATTATTCTAATATTAAAGAAGTGATTTTCTTTTCTCCCATGTAAATTTCTATATTCGCTTTTGATTTAATACATTTATAAGTAACTCTATCGCTAGGTTTTTTATCCCTCATAGCAATTCTTTTTGATTTAAGACATTGGCTTAACGAGGGTTGAATACGATGTTCTTTAATTTCGTGATCCCAAATTAATAAAAGTGCAAAAACTGTTTCTATCATTAGTGAGTACCATTCGCCTTTCTTAAACCATCTTTTAATTTCTCTACATCTGCTAATAGTTTATCAACTTGTTTAGATAAAAATTCTATATTAACTTTGTTGTGCATACCACCCTCTAATTGTTGAGTATGTTTTTCTATTTGACCAGCCATGTGTTCTATTAACATAAATTGTTCGGAGTCTGCTGGTAAACTTCCAAGTTCTCCAAGTGGCCACTTTATTCTAAATTCAGTATTCTTTTCTAAATCACTACTCATAAGTTTATAGTTTGTTTCAATATTATTTAATCTTTCTACAATACCGAAGTAACTCCACACACCAAGTGCTACTGCTGCAATAATACTTATTAGATTCTTTAAAGGCATATCCACATTTGTTTTTTCACTTATTTTCATTAGTTATAACTATACCCACTTGGAGTATCTCCTTTATCTAAAATTTCAAATAATTTTTTATGTTGATCCATAATTTCTTTTTCTTTATCTTTTAAATCATCCATTTTTACAGAAAGTTTATCTACTTGTCTTTCTAGCTTATCAACTTTATCTTCATGTACTGCTTGAATAGTTGAAAGTTCAAATGTTCTTGAAAGACTCCATCCTCCAAGTGCAATGAGCAATCCTACTAATAATGTCATAATTTTATCTGTCATGCTTTTTCTTTCTTCCTAAATAATGTTGAGATGGCTCGTAATCCCATCTTTTACCATGATGACCTCGTATATCGGCATACCACATTCTTAATTTAACTATAAATTTTCTTATCTGTCTTGACATTTAGTCTTTCCCCATTTCCAAGTTTGAGTGATTGATCTTTTTTCTTGCATCTTATCATTCTTACTATCGGTTTCAGTTACTCCTACTTCCACTTTAGTTTGGTCAGGACAAACACTATTACATCCGACTAAACCTAATGAGATAAAAAATAATAATACAATTAACCATCTATCATTCAACATTTAACTTCTTCTTTTTCTTCTTCTTTTTATTTTTCTTGTTTTTTTTGTTTTTCTGATATTCTAAAGTATTCCAAACAGCATCTTCTATATCCTTCTCCATTTTAGATACCTTCTCCTTTAACACTGCAACATCTGATTTAAGACCAACTGTAGTGGATAACGACCATCCTGAGAGGGCAATAAGAATGGCTAACAGGACAGTAATAATTTTATCGTTCATTACTTTTTTTCCATTTCTTATATCCTTTAACCCATTCATTAGAATGGGTTTTTTTCTTTTTTTGTTTTTTCTTATTATCATCTTCTGCAACTAGACGATAAATTCTTTCACTTACTTTATCAATCCAATCACAAAACTTTAATATTATTTTATCAATCATTAGTGTTTATTCCTAATAGTTGTTAACCTTTTAATTAATTACAATTCATTTTATCTAAATCAATAGGTTTATCTTTATAAAACCAAAACCAAGATGAAACTTTAGTACCATCCTGAGTATAAGTACATTTCTTTCCTATAGAACAGGCACTTAGAGCAAAAAGTAAAGCTAAAATTAAAAATAATTTATTCATATTATTGTCTCCAATTTATTTATTACGATCATATTGATTGACTTCGTTCTCAAAAGTAGCTGAGAGAGCATCTTCTTTTGGGTCAGATGGACTACATACACATTCCTCACAATGACAACCCAAATGTTGCTTATCGTGATGGCATGAATGTCCACAAGATTTACAAGTATCAATTAATATTTTATCTAACATAAGCTATGTATTATCACAATAATAGCCAAACATTAATTCTTTTTTTCCTGTTCTGTTAAGATAAAATCCTTGTAGCTGAGGATTATTATTAATTTCCCAATAATGTGTAGCATTATCATTTATCCATATCAAAGCTTGTTCAGAACAGGTAAGATTAGGAACTCGTTTAATTTTTATAGTATGATAATCTTCATTGAGTGAACTCAATAGAAGAATAATTAAATATTTCATATAATATCGTCATCTATTAAAATATCTTAATCGCCATTTATGGCAAACATAGTTGTCTCTTACACCAAATGATTTATAAATATTGCAAAAACCTCTCCTATTACTAAACCATGCACAGTTCCCACAAGCTTGTTTAGTAGTAGATTTAACAAAGGTATTAGGCAACCTGTAATCTATCATCTCTCCATTGGAGTAAAACATTTGTCGTTTCATTATAAATGTGCATCTCTTAATTTAGCAATCATATCGTTAATTTGTATTGATAGCTTTTTATTATCATCTTTAACTTCTTGTAATTCTTTTTCAGCAAATTGCCTCCTACTTTTTTCTTCTTTATAAAGTCGTTCAAACTTATTAGCTAAAGATTGATTCATTGACAAATCTAAATCGTTTTTATTATCCATAAAGTTATCTGCCAGTTACCCTCTGATATTTCTTCATTCTTTTTTCGTGTTTATTTCTTCTTTTTTTGTGGCGACCTTTTCTTTTTCTTTTAGTTCTCTTTTTATAATTATTTACACCCCACTTCGGAGCTTTACCCATTACTTAACCTCTTTAACATCTTCAGCTTTACCATCAATAATTAAGGGTAAGGGTTCTGTAATATTTTGAGTTTCTACTCTTTCCTTATAACCTAATACATTTTTACTTAAAAATATTTGCATATTGGTATTATCTTTTTTAACAGCTTTATCCCACATCTTCTTTCTTAAAGATGCTTTTCCTTTTTCTCTGTGTGTGTCTATAATTTCGGCATAATTTCTTTCTAAAGTTCTTGCCGATACTCCAAGTACACTGGCTATCTCATAAGTTGGACATCCAATAGAAGCAAGTTTTTTAAGTATTTCTATATCTAGTGTTATTCTAGGTCTACCAACACCATTAATTTTTTTTACTCCATTTGCCTTAATTTTGTCGTTTTTCATATTTCTATCTTTTGTATATTTAGCACAACTCCCATAGGAAAGACATTACGATCTGTAAATTCATCTTCACGTTCATCATAGGTATTAAATGTCCATAGATACTTCTTGTTTTTTCGGTAGATAAATCCATAAGTGAACTTAATAGCTGGGAGCATTTCGTCAAATTCTTTAGACGATGCGTGGCCTGAATCTCCAAGTATATCTTGCCATTTAATCTTATAATAATAAAACTTTTTCTTGCCTATTGAAATGTGGCGATATTTTGACTTTTTTCTAACCATTAATGTTTTCGATTATTATAGGACTCTACAATAGATTTATAATATTCGAGCTGTATTTTCAATCTTCTATTTTCTATGGATAGATTTATTAGTCTTTTTCTTACATATTTGAAGATTCGTAGTATGGCTTTCATTTAATTACCACAATAACCCTCACATAGTCCATCAAATAAATCTAATTGATTATCTTCTTTATTCAAATCTACTTCTATAATGGGTTTGCAGCTTTTATGAACATATACTTCTTCTTCTTTTTTCCTAGAGTTATTTCTTATTTTTTTATCAAATTCTATGACTTGTTGCCATTCTTCAGGATTGTGTGTTTTTAAATGAATCCACTCTTTATCATTTTTATATGGGCAATATATACAAGCTGATCGTGGTGGTGTTTTGTCATAATATTTTTTAAACCAATTAATGCAATCTTGCCTACGCATATTTAGATCAATAAGTGGATAGACATTTGTAATATATGGTAATCTATTAGACTTCATTCTAAATACTTCGTCTTTAGAAATACCCATTAACATATCAACTTTTATATGTTTCTTAATTTTTTCTCTCTTTTTAAGTCCTAATAATTTTCTTACTTGTTGAATAATGGGTTGGATTTTGTAATCATTAGTACATTGACGCATCATTAATCCTTTTTTTCCTGTTACTGTATTAAAACTATAAAATGGTGCTATTGGAAAATCAGTATTTAAAAGATGTTCAGTAAGATTACCTTTTGAAATAATATATACAGGATAGGATAGTTGTGATCGTAGCCATCCAAAAAATTGATATGTTTCCTTACTTTCTGCTTGTGTATCAGCAAAAATAGCGGCATCAACCATTGGTATTTTTCCTTTTTCAATCATCAAAGCTAGAGTTGAAGATTGTACTCCAGCACCTAAACTTAATATTCTTAAATCTGCCATTATTTATATTCCTTTATTGGTTCGTCTTTCCATTTATGCTTTTTATATTTTTTTCCATCTTTTTCTAGTATTGTGTACTGACCCCATTCTCCAACAGACTTATACCCACTATTAACACCCTTGTCTTTGCTAGACCTAGTATTTAGTATATGTTTATTAGTATTGTTATTTAGTCCTTGTTGCGATAGGTGGTCGTGAGGTGGTTGTGAATTATCCACATACTGAAATTTGTCGTAGTTTATAACATTAATAATCGTAACTTTTCGGCTAGGGTGGTTGTTGGTGGGTTGGAGGTGGTGTGTCCTAGTGGTTATCATCTTTCTACGCACTAGACGTAGTATAAAAGTTCGCATTTCACTATAACTCATTTTAAATCTTTTAGCATTTACTCTTAAAGGCATTATTAATTCTCCTCGCCTTACAAATATTGAATTATCCAAAAACCTTAATGTCTTATCTTGGTGTGAAGCTGACGAAATCATATATATCCAGCAAGAAGCTTGTAATAGGTTCTTAAACACAGGATGTTGCCAAATGTTACGATAGCAGATGAAATACCCTGATTTACGACTCATAATCTCTCTTTGGATAAGGTTTTATTTTATCCTTTAATGTTTTCATCATTTGTTTTTTTTCCCTCTTATTACCGAGTAAATAAATATATCTACCTTTAGGTAATCGTTCTTTAATACATAAATCAGGTTTGTCTAATAACCATTTTTCAAGTTCCCTTTTTCCACAAAATCCATATTTTCTATAAAAATCTCTATCATTCATATAAAGTCCACCTTTTTTATAATACACATCATAATGTATGGGCAATTTATTTTTACCTAAATAATACCAATTAGTTGCCTGATATAATGTGCCTATTTCTCCAGCTTCAGAATCGGAAAAAGCAATTACATATTTATATCCTTTTTCATTCATTAATCTTAATGATGTGGCAATTAATTTACTTCCTGTGTGTTTATGACACCAATGAACACAAGCACCTCTTGATAATTGGATTCCTTGTTTTGCATATTTGTTTCCTACATAATATTCATAAGGATGATCTCCATGTTTCATATTCATAGCTTGAAAATAACCATAACAAACTACTCCAGCACAATTACCATCAAAAAAAATACCAAAATGATGTTGTGTAGTTCCCATAGTTCCTAACCATTCATATTCTAAAATAATTTTTTTAGCTGTTTGATAATCTATTTCTCTTACAATTCCATTATCTATATCGGTATTAATATTATCCCAATAATTACCAAATAAATCGTGTGGAGTTTCTTGACTTTTTTTTTCTCTAATAATTCTTTGATGTGCTTTACCCACCATGTTTTAATCTCCTCTTAACAATTTCTAATATTTCTTGCTCTGTTCCATACAATTTAATAAATAATTTCTTACCCAAATGTATCGAATCTTTGCCTGTCCTATGGTGGATGCTGCATAAAGGGATTGTGTCGCTGTGTGGTGGTCTTAACCCCATTCCTGTATGCTTTCTGATGTGATGTACCTCTGCAATAGTCCAATAACCTGTACTAATTTCACAAGCATAACAACCTAGTTCTGCAACCTTACGCATCCATTCTTTTTCCTTTTTAGTTGCTACTTTTTTCTTTGCCATCTTACACAATTCTTTCCATATTCACTTTTTGTAGTTGTTCCACTATCCTCTACTAAATTGTCCTTTTTAAGTTCATTAATTCTAGCACAAATAGAGGACAAAGGTTGCTCTAGTTCTCTTGCAATTTCAAAGTTTGCTAATTTACCATTTCCTAGTAAATCATAAACTCTTTCTGCTAATGTTTGTTTATTGTTTTTAGATGACCAAGCTTCTTTGCTGGTTTTAGATTCTTTTCGATATGCTTTATAATCGAATGTTAATTGCACCATTATCTCTATTCCCTTGTTATGTGGCGAGAAAAAAAGGGTATTTAAACTCGCCACGATTCGTTAACGTATTTATTAAAGAGATAATTATAAACTTACGTTTATGAATTAGTTATATATAAATAATATAAAAAAACAAATCATCTCTTGATTCGTTTTCTATAATATTTTTAAAAAAAATTCAATTTTTTCATATAAAAGTTGTGAAATAAGGCAAAATAGCTTAAAAAAGCTAGGTTTTATGCGATTATATTTTAGTTGCAATTTTCAACCCATTTTATAGATTATTCCTATGTTTAATATAAATAAAAATGAAAGGAAGGAAACGATGAGTAAAAAATATCAAGTTCAAATTACTAAAAAAAATGGTGGTCAATTTATACATGGCGAATACAAAACAAAAGCCGAAGCAGAGGAATTTGTCAAATGGTATAAAACTGGCGATTTAAGATACACAAAAAAAATAGAAATAATATAAATAAAAATGAAAGAGGAGATAAAGGGATGAAAAAAGAAAAAATTATTAAAGTAAAAAAATTTGATACTCAACAAAAGGCACTTGATTATCAGAAAAAAATAACAGGTAAAAACTTTGATGATGGTTATGTAAAATGTAAGCAGGATTATACTTTAGATGAAAGAAAAGGAAATAAAATTCCTTTTATGATTTCTGAAAATGGAGATTTATATTATGTATATACAACTCCAAAAGAAAATCTTAATCTTTTACATAAACTTGAAGTTCATACAATGTTATCTGATTGTGATTTTAATATTGTAAAATTAAAAAATGATAAAATTATAATTTCAGGTCAAGTTCAAGTACCAAACAATCAACCAACAAGAGATTTATGTGTCAAAAAAAATCTTATTTTGACAAGCCAATCTTACTTATAGGAAGGAGAATCAGTAATGATTAAATATTATATCCAAAATAAAGAAAGACATTCTAAAAGATATTGCAAGTGTACTGACAGTACTGCACTTTTTAAATTATGTGGACAATTTGTTAATGAAAAAGATATTGGTTTTTGGGAGTGTTGTAATTGTGGAGAAAAAAAACCTTACAGACCTCATCAAAAATTATTTAAACTTATAGAGGAGAGAATATGAAACTAAAAGACTTTAAAAAACTACAAGGTGGATGGTCTAAAGTTATAATTGATGGAGATGAGGTTTGGACACAAACACCTAGAGAAACAAAAACTTTTTATAAAAAGCTTAATAAATTAAAAGGAGATGATTTAACTTTAGAAATTGCAAAACCTTTTTTACCAAAAAGAGTTTTAAAAATGACTAGAGAAAATCAGTTAAAACATATCAATAAAAGCAGTCAAAAATTTTGTGATGCTTTGCCTGATATTAAATTTACCAAATTGGGAGAAGTAAAAGAAAAAAATAGATTTGGTCAATGGGAGTATGTTTAATATGAAACTAAAATTCTTTGGTCATACTTTTAATTTTAAAACAAAAAGAAAGAGTTGTCCTCAATGCAATGGAAAAGCATGGATAATGACAGATGTCGGAAAAGATGGTTGTGATAGTTGTTCACATACTGGAAAATTTGATGGTGCTTTTCATAGCTGTCTTGATGGATTTGGAAATGGCAACTTATTCTTTTTTAAGAAATATTTATCCAGTAAAGATTTTGAAATAGCAGAAAAAATTAATCGTAATAATAATAAAAAAAATAGAGAGCAAGGGAATATAACGGACTTTGGATTAGATTGTGTGGGGTATGGTTATGAAAATTAAACCAAACGAATCAGCTATGACAGCTTTCTCAAAACATTTTAAAAGAATTTTCGGTGGCAATACTACTTTTGGAGAGATTGCTAAAGTAAAAGCACAACAAAATTCTACTGATAATTTAATGGGTTCTCATGTTGAATCTCATCTAAAAGATCAGAAAGAATATACAGCTAAACTAACAAAGGAGAAGCTATAAAAATGGATAAAAAAGAATTAAAAGTCCATCAGCAGTTCCATAAAGCGATAGGTAAGGAAAAGAAAAAGGAGAATGAATTGCTAAAAGCTAAAGAGGATAAAAGACAGAAAGCTTGGAAACTTGCCAAAGTCTTAGACCCAACTTTAGTAGAGCAATCTGCTGGAAATTAACAAGTAATATATAAAGGGAGATAATAAAAATGAAAAAACGACTTATGTTAATAGGGATATTATGCACTTTACTTTCAGCTTGTGCGTATGTTCCCATTGTAGATTCAAGAGGTCATAAAGGTAAAGAGGTTGCTTATCGGTTTGAGGATGATCTTCAAACTTGCAAAGCGATTGCAAAACAAAATACTAATAAAGGTGTAGAAGGATATAAAGTTATTTATAATTATTATATCAGACCGAGTCTTTTATGGTTGCCTGATAAAATTGATTTTAAATATAATAAAATTTTAAGGAACTGTTTGCAGCAAAGAGGTCATAGTGTCCTTAATTAAACCAAAACTGTTAACTTTTATGTGTGCAAAGTGTTTTAATGAAAAAATGGACAAACTTGCATGGTTTGTATCAAAAAATTCGATATGGAATGAAAGTTTTTTATGTCGTCTATGCTTTCACAAAGCATTTAAACAATTAACCAATAATGAGAAAGGAGAATGGGCATTTTATGACAATAGAAGAATATCAAAACCTGTTAGGCAATAGCGAAACACAAATAATGTCTAATATAAAGATAGTTTTTGAAAAATGGGATAATGCTTCAGTAGAAGATAATCTCAAATGTTTCAAACAGTACATGGGTTTGAAGTTAAGATTAAGAAGAAAACAGCTTGGTCTAACTCAAACTAAAATTGCGAAAAAGTTAAACGTTACATTTCAACAATTTCAAAAATATGAAAAGGCAACCAATTCAATACCTTTGTCGAAACTTATGCTTTTTTGTGAAGCAACCGACACAGATATAGATTGGTTTTTAAGACCAATTCGTAAAATGAATAAACAAATATATATAAATGGAGGGAGATAATGAGTAAGCAATATATAAAAGATAAAAATGGTACTATAATAGGAGAATATAATCCAAAAGCAAAAGGTTATAGATATAATATAAAAGGAGATGGAAAATCTAGTGTAACAACAAAAATTGGAAAAAGAACAAAACCTGATTTTCAAAATTGGTATAAAAGAAATAGAGATGATTCCATAAAAGAAATAATGATTATGGATAATAAACCAATAGATCAAATAAATAAATTTATTCAAAGGGTAAAAGAAAGAGCAGAAAATAAAGAGTCTTATGGTAGAGAAATAGGTTCTGAATTACACGAATGGATTGACCTATATTTTAAAAATAAAAAGCAACCAGCATTTCCTGAATCAGAACCACTAAAAACTATGACACAAAAATGGTTAAAGTTTTGGAAATCACAAAAGTTTAAATTAATTGCAAGTGAACTTCCTTTATATAGTCCTAAATTTGACATTTGTGGGTGCAATGATGTCATTGTAACAAAAGATTCTTGGAAAGGTCAAAAAGCTGTTATTGATTGGAAAACAAGTAAAGATTATAGTTTTGACCAACCAATTCAAGTAGAAATGTATAGACGATTTATTGAAGAAACTACAAACTTTAAAATACAAAAACTAGCTATTGTTAATATACCAAAAGAACCTGAAAAAGAGGTTTCAATGTATATTGTAAAAGCTAAAGAATATTTTAAAGCTTTCCAAGCTATTACTTATTTAGACGATATGGAAAGTAAATTTAAAGACGATCTAAAAAAATGGAAAAAGGAGAATAAAGCAAATGTATAATAAAAATAAATATAGTATGCCCTTTTGTGGGTTACAATTAAAGTTATTTGAAACAGGAAAGAAAGCTCCAAGTTTTGAAT